TGATCTGATCGTAATATTTACTCTTTGTGTCTTCTAAAAACTTATTCGCTTTTGCAAGTTCTTCTTTTAATATAATCTTTTTTTCTGTTATCTGTTGCTCACTATCTTCTTCTTCATCCCAAGCAAATTGACCTTCCATATGGAAAGTTATTTCCTTGTTAGTAAGGTAAGGTTTTGTTTGTTTATAGTATTCTCTTAATAACTGCTCATTATTTAACGCACTATAATCTCTATTTAACCTAACATAGTCTTCTAACGTACCACCAGTTTCTTCCATAAATGCTACTAGTTTATCTACATTTTCAGGTAAAGTTGGAACTTCAGTTTCTTTAGGTTTTTCTGCAACAGGTTTAACAGGTTCTTTTTCTTCAACCTTCTCTTCAGTTGATTTAATCTCTTCTAAAGGATTTACTTCATCCTTTACTACTTCTTCTTTTTCACTTTCGTTGGAAGACTTTGGGGATTCAACGTGTGTTTCTCCCACTTTTCCGCCATCTGTGGATTTTGCATCCACATCCACTTTCTCTGTGCTTTGCTCTTGAACGGCATCTTCTTCTTTTTTTAGGTTAACTTTAGTTACATCATCATTTTTAGATGTTAGTTTTTTTGGTCTTCCAGGTTTCTTTTTCATTTTAAAGTCACCTTCTTGTTTAACTTCTTCAGTTACGTTTTTTACTTCTTCACTCATAATATAATATTATATAATTATTAAGCCTACATAATTCCTCCTAAATTAGCTATATCGCCATTAAGAGTATCGTTTCCAGAAGATTCAAAATTAATTGGTAATCCATCTTCTTGACGTTGTTGAATCATTTCGCTTTGTTGTGTTGCTTGGAGTTTGGTTCTATTATCTTTTCTATTTTCAATCTCTTGAATTTTTTGCTCCTCATTTGATATTTTAGCTTTAGCTAATTCCATGTTATAATTAAACTCTTGTTCCATCAACATTTGTTTAATCTGTCCTTCTCTTTCCATTCTTTGTATTTCAAACTGAGATTTAGCTTGTTCAAATGAAACTTGACTATTTAATAATGCTTGTTGTTTTTGCGCTTCATACATAGCCGCTTTTTCTGCGGTTTCTTGATTCGCTTGAGCTTGCATTTGAATATTCTGTTGTTGTAGTTCTTCTTCTCTTTTTTGTTTTTCTCTTCTACGTTTCTTCAGTAATTCGTTAGCTAACTTTAAATTCCTAACATTCCTAATGTCTATTGCATCTTCTAAGTCTATTCCTCCAGTTTTTAACGCAATTTGAATATTTTGTTCTAAAGATTCTTTTTCTACTTCATCTGGTTCTAGTTCTAGAAATATACCAAAATTGTGAATTCTAACTTTTGCAAGTTCATCTAATGTTGCTACATTGAAATGAGTAATACTATTTTCTAATGCCTTTCTAGTTAAAGGGAAACGTAGAGATTGTGCTATTTTATTAGAAATATTTTCACAAGTTTTGAGAGTTAAATATAAACTTGCTTGCATTATATGTCTAGTAGCTACATTTGAATTAGCGGCTGCTAATTTCTGTAATCCCACTAATGATTTTTCATCAGGCATACTTCCATCTCTCGCTTCATTGAGTCCGGTCGTATCTCTTATCATTTGCAGGTAGTATTGATAAGTTTGAATCAACGACTGCATTTTAGCTCCACCAGAAGAAGTCTGTAGCTCTTGTACTGGTATTTTCCCTCTGTTTAATTCTCCATCTTGAGTAAGAGATCTACCTACAATAGAACCTGTTTGAAAATACATATTTAAAGCTTCAGCAGGGTTATAGTTTGTACCATTACCTAAGTCTACTTCTGCTAATCCATCCATGTCTAGGAAGATTCCATCTGGAACCATTCGAGCTAGAATTTGTTGCATTTTTAAATGAGTCAACTGTATCATATCAGCAAATCCAGTGATACGACTTACTAAGGATTCTATTCTTCCTTTGTACATTCTAGGAGCACAAATTTGATAACTCATATTTACCCTAGTAGTATCTGCTTCAGGTCTTGTCATATTTTCTGACATTCCCCAACCTAGCATATTTTCAAATCCTAATATTTTGGCGCCACTATATAGAGTTTCAATAGTTCGTGATGCTCTTTCAAAATTAGGATTATCTTCAGGAGGTAAAAAAGTATCTTCTTTTTCTAATGCTTTTTGTAATCCCTGATCAGTATGTTTTATTTTAAAGACTTGATCTACAAAAGTTTTCCATTCAAAAAATAAAACTTGTACCGTGTTCTCGTCCCATCTACCATTCCAACCTCTTACGTATTCAGAGTTTCCTTTATACTTTTGAATCTGTTCTATTTCTTCTGGACCTAAGTAAGGAAATTTTTTCTTGAGTTGTGGTATTGTTAAATTTTTAACTTCTCCAACGTAGTATAAATCTTGAAAATTAGGATCTTCTGTATATGACCAAACCATATAGGCAGGATCTACGTAGTCTAAAGTAATTCCTTCTGCTTTGTTCCATTCTGTTTTAACTGCAGCAATACCTAATACAGTTAAATCATAATTTAATCTCTTCCTTACTAGTTGGTATTTATTTTGATCTAATACTTGATCTATTAATTCTTCTTCTGCAATTTCAATAGACTGTTTATAGTTCAATTGCATGTGCATAGGTAACTCTTCTAAGTTTTCAGGAGTGTTTTGATCAGGTTTAAAATTATTTAATCCGATACCAGGAAATAATTCTGCTACTGCTTCATAATAATCTTTTAAAGCAATATCTTCTAAAATCTTTTGAGCGTATTTAGTTCTGCGTTGTCTTGATTCAGGATCTTGAGCATAAGCATTTATCTCATAAGTTCTTTGCGACATTCCATTAACTACAATGTCTACAAATTTAGGTATAACTGGAACTGGTTTCCAGTCTAAATTTAAATAAGATAAATCACCATTTATAGCTAATTCATCTTTGTACTTTTGCACAGGTTGTTCAGCTCTAGCGTATAAACGCAAATTATGAAAATAGGTATAGTTCGTAAAAAACCTATATCCAGTTCCTTTGTAATTCCTAAACCATTCTGATTCTATAGCTCGACCTACTGCTAATCCATATTCGTATGTATTTTTTTCTGCCACAGGTACTACCTGGTCCGGAAAGATACTATTACTGTTCGTATAAATCTGCATTTACTTATTAATTTTTGAAATTTCTCCTGTATTGTCATAGGTTTTAATACCTAAATTTATAGGTTGTGATATTCGACGAGGAACTGGTCTATATCTATGTTTATTGCAAGCCATTAATGCTAAACCAGAACTTATAGATGCATCATGCTTTGTTCTATTGTTTATATTAAATGTAGCCCAATCTTCTAATGTTCGCTGAAAATACATGTCTCCATGAGTATCATTCTTGTATCCCACGTATTGATCAATATAAGTTTCTATTGCAGCTGCATGAGCTTGTTTAACATCCTCGCTTGAGTTTGGTATTCCTCCTACTTCTCTCTCTGTGATAGACAATTTATTTAAAGTTCTATCTGGTCTATTCATACTAAATCCTCTATAACCTCTTCGTTTAAGATGATATAATAATCGTGGTTTATTGTTCTCTACTAGAATAGGCATTCCATAAAAATGAATAGCCATAAGTACGTCTTCAAAAAACATTTCTGCTGTTTGTGGTCGTGATATATATTCTAAAAAAAAATGATTAGGTGGAGCGTCTTCCATGCTAAACTTGGTTAACCCGTGTAAAGCACCTTTAGAACCTCTTCCATCTACAGTTCCTGAAATATCATAACTATCACACCCAAAAGCTCCTATGTGATCATTTCCTGGATATTTAATACCATTTCTTACAATCACATTGTTTTGGATCGTTTTAGGTGGAACCCAAGAAATAAAAAATCTTCCTTTAGAATTTGGAACAAATATAACTTTAGAATCTCTCCATTCGTTTTCCCATTGAAAATTACCTTGAGTTAATTTCAACTCATTATTAGTATATTCATTGTAATCTATTTGCTCGTATATTTTTTGTAAATTAAATAAGCTATCAATAGCTTCATCTCTAAACGCGTGTTGTTCTGTACGAGGAAATTGTCTATAGTATTCATTTAAACTATCAGGATCGTTTTTTAATCCATCTACTTCATTCTGCCAATGCTCAACAACTCCAATATCTATAAGTTGATTATCAATTCCCTTAACAGGAGATGGTGGATTATCAAATACTGGTTTTCCATATTTATCTATAAAACCTTCATAGTTCCACTCCATAGGAATAAACAAAGAATACAAACCTTCTTTAGTTTGACCATTTTTGTTTCGATTAGTAACATCTGATCCATAGTAAATATCCTTAAAGTTTTGCCCTCCTTTTCCTAACGCATTAGAAGTTGAACCCATCATACATTTTCCTACAATTCTTCTTCCTAATCGTAAACATGTTTTAGTTACCTTCCAGTTATTTTTTATATTGTCAGGTCTTTCCCATTTACCACTCTCATCATGTCCTAATAGTTTTAATTTTTCACCATCATAACTATTATCACCTGTGTTTTTCCAATCTATAGTAGTATCTAATCCTTCTAATTCTCTAATTTCTTCATTAACCTCCAACTTTCTACGTGTAAGTTTAGATGCCGGAACCCTATATGCCAGTTCGGTTTTAGGGCGATCCATACCATCTTGGATTGGTTTGAAGAAAAACGGATAGTTAACCGAGATTGGTACAACTTTATCTGTGAACATTTTTTTAGCATCTGCTCCACTCTTTGATAAAATCCCATATCTACTGTCAGATGATATTGTTGCCTGATTAACGAGTTCTGCTGAGCACATAAAGGAAAATCCTGATCGTCTATTTTTAAGATAGCACATTCCATAACATCTGGTATCAGCTTTACAGGCTTCCCAAAATATGTAGAATAACCTGTTTGATTCTCTAAAGTCAGGGGCTCCAATATCGATTTTTGACCATTGCAAGTACATGTAGTGAGTACCAGTAATATAAGTAGGTTCACCATTGTTGTAAAACCAAAATCCTTCATCTCTTCTTTTAAATTCATTATCTATGTAGTCCCACCATTTCTCTCTAAAATCAGGAGGATATTTTTCCCAATCAAATCTATTTTTAATTCTTTTTAATTCTTTCGAATATTCGAATTGCTCCCAGTATTGTTCCTCTTTATTTTTGCTTCGTTTATAGCATTCATCTTCTTCTGGTAAAGCAATGCGGAGGTTTTGCACTTCAATGATCTGTCCAATTTTTCCTGTTTTACTTATAACTACAAAATCATATTCTTTATTATAACCATATTCCCATTTTTTTAGTCGGTTATTTTTCTTGAGAACATTCGAGTTAACTACATTAGGTATTGCTTTCCATAGCTCTTGAATATAACTCATTTGCTACGCCCTTCCGCAAAACCTTTAAAATCTCTTTGAGGTTTTTCTTCTTTTGGTTTATCATTTAAAAGATCTTCTTCTTCTTGAATTCTTTGAAGAATTTCAAAAGCATCAAATATAGCAAGTTTCTTAGTGGCAGCTGCGTTCTTGAGACGGTCCGCAGACACATCCTCCCCCGTATCTACAATCTCCTCCTTCGCTACTTTTATCAGTTCTTCCACTGCTATCTGCCCAGCTTGGATTATATTCTTTTTCGTTTCCTTCGTATTCATGTTGTAAAGCAATATCATTAAATTTCATACAATATAAACGTTCTCCTTCTATTATGAATTCAAATTCTGATTCAGGTGTAAACGTTACTAACGCTTCAAGAGGAACATTAAGAGCTTCTAATGCATCATTAGAATATTTTAATATTCCATAATGTTTTTTTTCTTTCTGAGCTTCTAAAGCGTCTATATCGATAATGGGTTTGACAAAACAATAATCTAAGTGAGATTTATTATTGTACATGTATATTTGTTGAGGTGAGCAAAAATACAAATCGTCTTTAAAATATGTTCCAGTGTTTCGTTCTTTTCCTCGTTGATCATACCATCTTCTAAATAAATTGTGATGAACATATACAATGTCACCTTCTTTTATTTTAGTATCATAAGCAGCTGGAATGGATACTACCCTTGCTTTTTTATTCACATGTATGTGGTTTTCCACATTGGTGTTTATAACAAGGGTTTTATCTTCTACCTTTTTAGTATTGTTGTATCTACTCCCAAGAGGAGTAACTATAAAATCGTATAAAGATCTCATTAATATTCTAGATCATATTCTATAGCAATAGCCATCTGTGAGTTAAACTTCTTCCACGGTAGCATTGTGTCTTCCTTTTTTATATATATCATATACTCTCCTTCTTCAGGTTCGAGTATATCACAGATAACATGACCTCCATATACCGGTTGTCCTACAGCATAATGCATCGCATCATTTTTATAGTCTGTACCAATACTTATCTTTCTTATTACCTTAGACATTTTCAACTACTTTTAGAGGAGCTTCTTTCTCTTCTATTTCTTCATACGAACCATCACTCATGTCTATATTAATAGACCCATAAGTTTTTTCTAATTCTATTTTAGTTGCTTGTACATCTTGGTTTAGTATTCCTACCTCATGACACAAAGCATGTTGTTGGGTAGATAAAATACCTATTTCTTTAACTAAGCGATCTAACTTTTCTTGTTGATCTTTAATTTTTTGTAATTCTTCTTTTTTAATTTTCTTCATTTAATTAAATTTAATTATTCTTTATGTTAGTGTTCGTGTATTAATCTTATTAATAAACTATCATCAGCAGGGTTGTCATAAGCACACATACCTACTATTATACCACCCGTGGATGTTGTTGTAATTTTTGTTAAATCTGTAGGATCTAAATATAATAATTGTCCTTCAGGCACGGAAGTCGCAGGAGTAGTGAATGGAGTAGAAGGAGTTAAACTTAAATTCCAACCATCCGAAGTACTACCACTATCACTATAAAAGTAAAATCTTACGTATCTATACCTTGTGCCTCCTGATGTACCATCACTAGTAATTGGAAAACCTGTTCCAATAACACTACTTCCATTCAATGTCGCTGCTTTAGCTTCCGTTGTAGGGAAAACCCATCCAGGTGATGAAGCAGCTGAATTCCAAGATGCTCCTGCAAATGATGACCCCCACGGCTCAGCAGTTACAGACATAGCTTGTAACCAAGGAGTTCCAGCAGTAGTATAATTAGCCCAAGCAACATTATCATTAGAAACTTGTATTCCTAATCTATCATAAATAGAAGAATTAAAATCTTCAAATCCGAAACTATTTGGTGTCATTACTAAGTGTTCAGAACCAGAACCTACGTCAAATGTTATATAATAGTTAGTGCCAGAGCTATAATTGCTACCACCTCCATCATCCGTAAAAGTTGTATCATTCGTCAATGGTCTTATATTTGCTACTGGTGGAGTAGAATTAGGTAACACATATGTTTCAGATGAAGGATTGAAAGTTGTAGTTCTTCTAGCTGTGATAAATCCTTCTATTAACACTGTAACAGAATCTCCATCATTAGCATCAGCTAAAGCTATTCCTACAATAGCACTTTGATCAGGCAATGAGCCAGCTGTAGTAACTTTTAATACTCCACCTGTGTAATCATAAACTACAGGTTGTCCACAACTAATAGATCCTAAAGCGGTAAATATTTCACCATATCCATACTGAGGTTGAGTTGTTACGCTATTTAAATTAACTTTAGCTGTACTTCCACTAAATCCAGAAAAATCTAAATCTCCTCCAGTTGCGGCTATAATATCTGCTCCTGTAAACTTTACGTTTTTTAAACTACCACCATCGTTATAATAAGCGGCCACTCCTAATATATCGTTAAGGGTTATTCCTGCAGCAGTTAAATCATCAAAACTGCTAATTTTTTCATTTGCCATTATTCTAGTTCTATTAAGTCAGTACTATTTTCTAATTCTATTAAGTCTAAAGTAGGTTCTAATTCTATAAAATCTCCCGTTGGTGGCGGTGGGGTAATTGTTGGTCCCTTAGGTGTTTTCACCATAGGGATCATATATCCATTACCTAACCACATATTACCAAAGTGCTATTAAGTCACCATCAACTACATCTGTTCCTGTATCTGCATCTTCTGCTTCTTCTACTGTTGTAATCAATATTGGTAAAAATGAACCCGCAGGAACATTTTTAAAAATTGGTTGAGCACCACTCTCCATAGTAACTTGTATCGTACTGCAATTTACACCTACATATAAACAAGCTCCTCTTTGCATAAATACGGTTTCTTCTAGTCCACTAGGTAAAGTAGCTGGTGCGGGCACTAACAAGTTTCCAAAGTCTGCTACATTGAGTGATTGTGCATCATGTGCAAAAATTCTTGGTTGGGCCATCATGTTGCCTTCTAACCCAGCTATGTCTAATTCTACTGTTCCTGCCATTTTAAATTATTTTTCCTATTTTTTTTAAAATCATTAATACTCCTAAAAGTATTAAACCTATAAATATTAATTCTTTATATTTATCCCACCAAGATAACTCTCTAAAAATTGCTTGCTTTATAGGTACTAGTTTTTCCATAAAAACAGTATCGCCTTTGCATTCAACGTAGTGGTGTATTTCCTTTGTTAATGTATCGTGAAAGTATTTTAGTATTACACGTTCATTATTTATTACTGTTGTTGTGTCATGAATCTCTAAAATTGTTGTTGTATCATGAACAAACTCTTCAATAGTAATTGTGTCTCTTACAACTAAAGTATCTTTATATGCTAGATGAGGATATTTAGTTATTAAGTTGTTTAATCGTTTTTGTGGGGCACACGCTATTATACAAACAATAAATATTATTTGGATAAAAACTTTCCCAATGCTTTTTCTAACCATGCTTTTGTTTGAGTTCCTTTAAATAAAAACAGTGCTAATGACACTGCTAAAATAGTAAGGAAGGATGTTAATGCTTCATCCTTCCAATAATACATATATATATTTATACCTAAAAGAATTAAACCTATAATGTTAGTTAATGTATTTTTTGTAGAATCTTTCATTTTCGTTATAATCTTTTTCGTACATAGAGTTTCCGTGAGGTACTATTAATACTAAAATTTCGTATTTTAAAATTGGAAGTTGAACATCAAATAACCAAAACTTTCTAAAGTTTCTTTGAGTGCAATAATGCGAATGTACAGGAAAATAATTTTGTAGTTGACCTAGATATATTTCTTCTGCCACTTTTGTTATAGCGTATTTATCACTAGAACAATCGACGGTCATTATATATAAGTGCTTCAAAGTATCTAGCTGATAAATCCATGCTTTTTGATCTGGTTTAGATCTGTTAGGGTCAAACTTGAAATTGTTTTCTTTAAGGTATGTATTTAAATCCACTGTTGGACTAGTTACCTTTGCGTAAAACCCCATGTCGTTAAACACAGATGGTGGTCTATAACTATACGTTGGAGCTGTGCGTTGCCCTTGAATAGACAAAGTTAATGTTAATAGTAATGTTAAAATAAATTGTTTCATAATTATATGGGTTTTAATGGTTTATACTTATTTATATAATTACATATATTTAAATCACCTTTACATTACTTTTTCTTCTTTTTATTTCTTCTTTGTCTCCAAGTTTGTTTATATATATCAGTTGGCTTTTCAGTTCCTTCCATTAACCTGTTCTCGATACCTACTAGCGTATTTTCTCTATTCGACTTGTTGTGTTCAAGTGTTTGTCGATCATCACCCCCAGCAGCTTTGGTACCACCCATAACTGTTTGATTACCTTTATAATTGCCCATACGCCTATGCATTCTCTCCATTCTTCTATCGCTAATCACCTTAGTACCTGATTTTCTCCAATCCTTAGCACTCTTGTTATAGTCGTTCCAACCAGTGTTTCCATCTTGAGCTTCACTGTGAACCCTTTCTCCTGTTTGAGCATCAAAAGTTTCTGAACTACCTAAGTATTTCCTAGAAACATAACTTTTACTTTTCTCCTGACCAGAATTATTTGTTTTGGATTGGTGCATTATCTTAGGAGCATTTAATCTATCAATAGTTCTTGTTCCTCCACCATCTGCTTCACTTGCGTCGTTTTGAAAATATGTTTGAGCGTCATGTGAGATATGTGAAGATCGTACTTTATCTAATACTTTACCACCTTTTTCGTTAGGTGTCATGTCATTGATCTTATATACTTCATTTATTCTATCTCCAAAAAACTTTTTGTTATTATCATACAACCTACCTTCCATGTCGTTAGGGGTAAACGTATCTCCATCTTTATCTCCCTTAGACGTAGTAGTTACTACAGGAGTTTTGTTTTCTGTTGTTTCAGAACCTATATGAAATTCTTGACCAGTAGCGTCAGTAAGATATGTATCTACAGTATGTTTGTCTGTTGTGCCTCCCTTATTGTCAGTTACGTTGTGTCCAATAACTCCTCCAGGTGGTTGGTACGTTTTACCTACATCAGACTGAGTATGTTGAGAAGAAACATATTTACCTTCTTTTCTTTTGCTTGGTCCAGATTTTTTATTATCTCTTTTAGCTTTTTTTCCTGCTCGTTTAGCTTGGCGTTCATATTTCTTTGCTGGGTTTGCCATAATTATATATTTTTAAATGCTAATAAAAACTCTCTTAACCCTACACCAAAAGCTAATCCTGAATAAAATCCATGACTTTCTGCGAGTAAAGCAATTCCAATAACTCCACATATCATGCTTTTGAATAATGGAGAATTAACTACGTTTTTAACTTTTTCCATCATGCCATTCCCTCTCTTTTACCAGTATACAAAGTTGCAATTCCTTCATCTGTTGAAGAATCAAAATGTATTGAATGGTGGTTGTTTTGTCTACTATGTTTATGGACTTTATTAGCAGATGCATGATGTCCATGTTCCATATGAGCTCTTCCTGATCTATCCATCATAGCATAATGCTTATCCTGATCTTCGTGGTGAATGTCAGTTTTAGCATCGTAAATTAACTCACGGTCGTGAATCATTTCTTGCTTTTTCTTTTTATCTCCTTTTTTGTAAGCTTTATCCGCTTTGTGGATTTGACCCTTAGCATCGTAGATTAACTCTCTTTCATGCTCCATGTCTTTGTCGTATCTATTCATAATTCTTATCTTTTGTTACGTCTTGATATTTTAGATCCCTCTTTTAATTCAGGAAATTTTGCGTATACGCATTCTTTAATTTCTTCTGGATTTTCTGCGTTGTGAGCTAGTTTTAAAGCTGATTTAGCTCTTTTTAAACTATTGACAGGATATGTACCATCTGCTCCACAAAAGTCTCCTTTTGCAACATCTTTGTATTTACCTGCGTTAGATTTCCCTGGCTCTTCGCGTATTTCAGTTATTGTCTTTTCCGCCATTTTCTGTGTTTTTATAAGGGAACAAATCATTTAACTTTTTCTTTCTTTTACCACAGCCACATCCGCCTGGTATTTTATCAGCTAATTTTTTTATTCCTGTTGCTTTTGTAAATCGTTCGATCGTGTCTCCTAATCCTTGATCTTTATTTTCTTCCATTATATTTGATTTAGTGAGTTATTTTGCTGCTCTTTTTCGGACGTTTGCAGCTCTCTTCGTCTTACCTTTTTTATCTAATTCTTTTGCTTTAGCTTCTTTCCCTTCCTTTTTCTCTTTTTGCTTAGCAGTCTTTTTTTCATCAAAGCTTGAATAACCTTGCTTTTTAGCTCTACGCTCTCTAGCTTCTTTTAAAGCCTCTCCTATTTTAGTTCCATCACTCTTTCCGTCCTCTTCTTTTTTTGCCGTTGTTTTAGAAGCTGTTGAAGCAGGCCTTCCTGGTGTGTATGCTTTTGGATTTTCGTAACTCATATTTATAAATTTTTATATTCTTCTGTTGCATCAAAAGATGGACAAGCTTTTTTAGCGTAATCCCTATGTGAATGTATAGTAGCTTCAGGATACATTGCTTTTAACGTACGCAACACAGCTATTAATGATTCTTTTTGTTTTTCTGTTCTAGTATCTTTGGGAGTCTTACCATCTTCTTCAACGCCTCCGCAATAGCATAGTCCTATTGAATTTCGATTATACCCTTTCGTGTGCGCTCCCATTCTAGCTATATCTCTACCTTTTAATATATTTCCATTTATGTCTATGTAGAAATGATAACCTATATCACTCCATCCTCTACCTTCAACGTGCCATTTCCTGATAGTATCAACAGATACATCTTGACCTTCTCTAGTAGCGGAGCAGTGTACAATAAGTTTATTTATTTGTCTCATTTTTATTTATTTCTTGCTTCTACTCTTCTAGTCTTCTCCCCTTGTCTAATCCCTATTCTTTTAGTTCTTTCTTCCATACGCTTTACCTTTAGCTCCTCTTTTTTATCATTGCTTTTTTCCCTTTCTTTAGCTTCCTTTTTTTTCTCATCTTCCTCATTAGCGTCAGGTTTTATTTTTACACCCGTATTATCATCTAATGTAAATTCTGGTTTTAAAGCAGGACCTCCAAATCCGTCTTTAGCGGAAACTGGTTCTCCACTTGGTAGCAATCCTCTAAGACTATGAGCTGATCTATCTAAGTCTGATCTATTTGCCATTTTTTTTGTTTTTTAATAAATACCATTTATGTAAAGTATACCCTAATGTAGCACCCAATAACAATATTTTTAATGTTGGTTCTAACCAATCACAACAACTAACTGCAAACGCTCCCGTGTTTACTGCGTATAGTTTTATTGAGTCTGCGACTTCCATCGCTACTCCTTCTCAGCGTTCAACACTGCGTTACCTTGATAACGACAATTGGATATTTTTAAACTAGTTTTTATCATGGCGTTTCTTGAATCCATTGATCTAGTTCCCAAATCTTTTACCTTAGGACTTCTATTTACTCCCGCTGGCTTTTGTTTTATTCCTCTACTTGGCATAATTATTTTTTTTATGATTATTCGTATCTATTCTGCAATTCCAGAGCATCATCTTGAGATTGTAAGTCTCTTTCACCTTTAAAGGCTTCCCAAGAAGCTTTTCTTGAATCTGTTTGCCCTTGACGAACAGCTCTTTTAGTTCTTCTTGATTCTCTTCTAGCTTTTCTATTAGCTTCTCCCTCAGACATGCCTTCGGCTTTGTATTGTGCTTTAAGATCCTCCCATTGTTCTTTACGTTGAGACTGACGAGATTCTCTATCTTTCTTTCTATCATCTCGTTTGGCTTGTCTTGCAGCACCCATTGTACCTGCTTCTTTTTGATTACCTTTTCCAGACCAACCACCACTCCAAATATCCGCGTCAGTTTCTTTAGTATGTCCTTCATTAAAAGCATCAATAAACTCATTAGTTTCTTCTTCTACCATATCTTTTTTCTCTGGGGTAAAAGTTTTCCATTCATCCGCGCCTCCAGTGGAGTCTTTTACTATTCCACCTACGTTAGAAGCAACTCTATTCATATCGTTAGAAGATACTCCAGTTAAACCAGGATTTGCAGAATCCACACTACCAGCACCAGCTAAATACTCACTTGATAGAGTACTATCAGGAGCAGGAGGAGCAGTAGGAAATGTTTGCCATGGATTATATGTATTAGGCGATGTCCCCAGTTGTCCAGTTGGTACTGGAGGAGGAGTAGGCGTAGACAACATGGCGGTTTGAGCTTGTGCGTTAGGCGTTGGCATAATGTTTGAATTTATCTTTGTTTACATTTAATATAGCAGTACTTAAAACTTTATCAGTATAAGATTCTCGTTTCATTAATTTATTACTTCTTACTGTTTCTGGAATTTCTTCTTCTCCTAATATAATTCTATATATTCTAGCTAGTAATTGTTTGCCTTTAAAAGATAGTTTATATATATTATATTTTTGAGTTGTTCTATTTCTTTCTCTCCACGTTACTATCCAATCTTCTTTTATCAGTCTATTCCATCGGCGATTATCCCAACTATAAGAATGAACACCATCTTTAAAATCTTGTTTTGTAAATAAATTTATAGCATCTAAGTAGAAAAACAGTTCTATATCTGCTTCTTTAAGTTCACTTGTTTTTGCCGCCCATTTACGTATAATACGATAGTGTTTAAACAAATTTAAGTCTTTTAAGTCTGAAGCAGTTATATGTCTCATTTATTTTCTATAATATCTTTAATAGAAATTTTATCTCCTGCGGCAAAGTTATCTGTAGCCTCTATTATAGTTACAAAAGGTTTTAGTCCTTTATTTACAGCACTTGTGTTTTCTCCACTAAATGTTTTTCCACCTGCTGAATAATCACCACCAATTAAATACTTTTCTCCTTCTTTACTATTAATGAAGTTTACCCCATTTTTGTTTGTTGAAAAGTTATCTTTTTCTCCACCGTTCTTTTTATTATTCTTGTTCTTGTCTCCATATAGTCCGTTTGTTTCACGCACTTTTCCCATGAAGTTTCTAAGTTTTTTATTAGCTCCACTTTCAGCTACTTTTTTAGCATTGCGGGAATCCATTTGATCTAATTGTATATCCATCTTACAAAATTATTACTACGTCTATTTCTTTTATTACTTTATATGTTTTAGATTTTATTTCTATATTAAACCCAGCAGATTTATCATAATAAATATTATCTTTTTCTTTTATGATATTAACAGCATCACCTACATTAATTACTGTTGCTTGTCTATACCTTACATCTTCTCTTTGTTTTTCTCCCAATATCAACCCTCCACTAGTTGTAGACGTTTTATTATGCGTAGGGTTTATAACTATATATTTACCGATTGCTTTCATGCTCTTAAATTATTAATTACACAATCAGTAGATAAAATAGTAGTAGCTACAGAAGCCGCGTTTTTTAACGCACTTTTAGTAACGAGTAAGGGATCTATTATTCCGGACTTTACCATACTTACTTTTTTATCTGTAACCACATTTAATCCTTCTCCTTTTTTCATATTGGCAGGTATTTCTCTTATTCCTGCGTTATTCAATATAATGTTAAAAGGAGCTCGTATAGCTTTAAGTAACACTTCTTCACCTATAGATTTCGGTTTTATATTTTCCGAAGCGTTTAATAAAGCGATACCACCACCTGGTACTATGCCTTCTTTTATCGCGGCTCTTGTAGCACATATAGCATCTTCTACTCTATCTTTTTTTTCTTTTAATTCTACCTCAGAATTTGCTCCTACTTTTATAACCGCTAATTTAGCTAATAGTCTAGCTAATCGTTTTTCGTATCGTAACTTCAAGTTGTTATTAGTAGTGTCGCTAATTTTCTGTTTTAAGTTTTCAATTATCTCGTCAACTTCTTCTGGTAATTCATCTATTTGAATTAAACTCTCATATAGTTTAGTAATACTCTTTTTACATTTACCTAAGTGCTCTGGTTGAATTAAATCTAAATCGTCTCCTAAGTCTTCATTGATAAGAGTAGCTCCGGTTAAAGCGGCTAAGTCACTTAATGTATCTTCTCTACTTAAACCAAAAGTTGGGGCTGCAAGTACGTTTACTCTTAAAACTCCCTTAACTTTATTCATCGCTAAAGCATTGGTTACTTCTGGACTAACATCAGCTATAATTAATAATGCTTTATCTCGCTTAATTACATGTTCTAATATAGTTTGTATTTTTCGTACATTCTCTATTTTGCTTCCCACGATTAAGACTTCTGGATTATCCAGTTCTACACAATTCTTTTCTTTATTGTTAATGAAATGTGGGTTTGTAACTCCTTGATCATATTGAATACCTTCAATTTTCTCTGTTACAGTAATAGGATCTTCATGTGTTTCCATGATGACAACACCAGTATTATCTACCATGTTGAAAGCTTCACTTATTAATGATCCTATTTCTAAATCGTTATTGGCTGATATGGTAGCAACTTGTTTTATTTTTTCGCCCTGCACTGGTGCAGCGGCTTTCTCAAGGTTTTGCACTACTTTAGTAACAGCCAAATTAATTCCTTCTTTAATGGTTCGCGGCGATTCCGATTTTATCGCTTTATATGCCTCTTGTAATATAGCGTGCGCTAAAACCGTGGCAGTCGTAGTTCCGTCTCCCGCTTCTTGTACTGTTTTACGAGCTGCTTCTTTTAAGAGTTTTGCACCCATATTTTCTACTGGATCCAAAAGAGTGATGCTATCTGCTACAGTAACTCCATCTTTTGTAATAAGGGGATTTCCATTCTCATCTTCCATTATCACACACTGACCACCAGCCCCAAGTGTGGAGCTGACAGCTTGTGTAAGTTTTTCTATTCCCGCGAATATTTTGCCTTTAGCATCCTCTCCAAAGTTGAGGTGCTTTACTATTGTCTCGTTCATTTGATTTAATTAAATTGGTTATTATGTTGTGAATGTCTTAACTACTTTAGGTCCTTTTAAGAATTCTAATTTCTTAGAATAATGTTCTATAGATCCATCAATTGCGGCTTCAGCGCCATCCATTGTCTCTCTTCTAGTAACATCAATCCACTCGTCTTCTTCAGGATGCAAGTACTCAGTTTGAAAAAATCCATTTGGTAACTGAACAATTCTCCAATTGCTCTTTGTGGTTATATGTTTCCAAAGGTTGATCATTCTTTGATCAGGTCGTGTAGTAGAGGTAAAATCTCTACTGGTGTATAAAAACGTCATGTTATTTGGTTTATGTTAAACGTTGGTTATTTATACTATCACATGATAGTTCGGTTATTTAATTTATTTCTTAGGGTCTTCACCTGCAGCTTTCTTTGCCGCTTCTTCTTCTAAAGCTTCTTCATATATAGTTTTCTTTCCTCCTTCAGGTTCTGCCATTGCTGATTTTTCTTCTGCAACTTCTTCACCAGGCGCAGTGAAAAATACTATATTCCCTTCCATTCCATCTATAACAGTTGGATCTATAATGAAATCTGCACTAGCCGTTAATTGATAGATAGCGCCGGGTACTAGATCACCAATAGTATCCACACCAAATGCTGGTAAGAAAGCTGATCCAGCTTGATTTCCTATATTTACTAAGGGTCCTTCTCCTACGTAGAAACCTTCTACTGCATACATAGTACTCCATTGAGTTCCTTCAGGTAGTATAGCATCTTCTGGAATTTGTACAGAGAACCATGAATCCTCTTCTCCGCCTATCACGTAAGGAGGAAATTCTCCAATTGGATCTGGAACAACAATTGGCGTAGTTCCATCTTGTACTCCGTCTTGTCCGGTAATAAGCATTTTAGGAGCTTCTTCACTTTCAACACATTCTGAAGGTAATTCCTCGCAAGTCTCAAATGTTGCTTTGTAAGCGTACAATGTATCAGCAGCTTCACATGGTGGTTCTTCAACTAACACGTAACAGCATTCATTGGTTGGTGTTGCAAGTTCTGAAATAATTATATTAGTAGCAGGTGCTGCTGGTCCACCAGGCACCGTGTTAGTGTCTATGTAAACCGTAGCTGGCATTGCGTCACAAGCTGTTCCACCCACACCAGCACATTTTGTATAGGTTCTTATATCTCTATATACACAACAGTCACAGAATGGTACTTCATCATATTTAGTGTCTAAAGTTATTCCAAGCGGAGTACTTGCTGGTCCAACATAGTTGTCAACCTCATAACAAATACCATTACTACCTAACCAAACTCCACCACCAACATTAGCTGATAAGTCTTGATTTGTAATTGTCACATCTAAAGGATCGGTGCAATTTGTTATTTTAAAGTTTTGTAGAGTTTCTACGCATGATTCACAACTAGCTTCTAAAGAATCTATAATACTATCTGGCTGAGGTGAAGTCTCAGGTACACATGTCCATGCTCCACGCTCATAACAGCATGACACTCCTGCGTATTCTACATATACGAATTCAGGTGGATTTACACCAGAAGCTTGAGTTATATCCCAATTTTTACAAGCATCTACATATATCGTATCGTATTCAGCTGGGATATCGCATTCTGCTTCTGGACACTTGGTATAAGCTACAATGTCTTTATATATACAACATTCACATGATTCTATTTCAGTAACATAAGCCGTGTCCCAACAGTCTATTGGAGTAGTTGGTCCAATATCTGTTGTTGATGCAATTACAGTTATACAACAAGTCTCAGGTTGATTCTCACATGTTGTGACATCTTGAACTATTCCTGTAAACGGAAGAGTTAATCCTTCAATTCCAGGATTTAGAATACTTGTAGTTAACAATTCTGTTTCTGGGTCTGAACATAAAGTATACCTAAAGTATTCAGCTATACATTCCTCACATGTAGTGATTGCAGGATCAAAACTTAGATCTGTATACTCTTTTCCAGCTGTACTTAAAAAGTTTTCATTATCACAAGCAGGTTCAACATACTCATAACAACATTCTATATCAGCACCTATTGCCACTTTAATAATGTTTGGTCCCGTACCAGGCTTCCAATCTTGTCCTATTGTTTTACCCCAATCACACACGTTAATATTTAGTGTAGGAAATCCTTCAACAGAGCATTCTTCACTACATGCGGTGTATGTTGCTACATCATAAAACTGGCAACACTCGCAATTTAAAGCTGTACTATTCAATTCGTCATTACACTCAAAAACACTTACGAATGTAGAGAAACCTAAAGTATCATTAATATCAGTAGTGGCTTCTACTTCTATACAACACAATTGCTTAACACATTCTACTCCCGCTAAATCACCTATATAGTGAAGACCTGGAGTACTGAACGGAGCTGTAATAGGATCAAGAGGATCTTGATTATACCAGTCTGGTGCACCACAAGATCTGAACTTTAAAGTTTCTTCAGGTGGTGTAGGGCAGAATTCTCCCCCACATTCAGCAGGTCCTTCAAAAGTAGTTGTTTTTTCGTTGCAGATTCTTTCAGGTGAAGTATAACACCAAGTTAAACCACTTGGAAGAGTTATATATACCGTGTCTGCAGGTTCATTACAAAGGCAATTATCATCAGCGCTTTTACCTACATTTATTACTATATTTTCTGGCGCATCTTTAGGAGCGTCTCCAGGACATGCGGTGTATGCATAGTTACATGGATATTCACAACACCCACAATCTGGTTCATCTTCTCCAACTGGAGATGGACATGGTGGAGGGCTTGGTAACTCACTGCTAGCTCCTACATATTCATAACAAACATCTCCTTCAGTTCCTGGATCACAACAGTATCTTCTAATAGTACCTACTGAAACACCTGGGTCTATTTCTTCTACGAAAAAGACTCCCGCATCATCACACTTATTCCATCTGTAAGTTATAATGGGTTCCGAGGAACAAGCTTCATCTGTACAATCTCCTACGAGAATAAATGGTAGAACATACTCAGGAGTTTCACAAACTTTTGTTAAAGTAAAACACCAAGTACTTCCATCAATTGTTATACTCACAATATTTCCATCACTAAAACTACAAGGATCAGAAACGGCTGGGGTTGCAGCGCTTCCAGCATATGGATCAAATACTGCAGGCATATCTCCCGGACATGGTTCTAAAACGAATGTACATGGATATAAGCAGCAATTGCAATTACAAGGTTCTGCTATAACCTCAGCACTATTTATTGTAATAGCACTTCCACTATCAGTAGTACCAATTGATGCTAACCAACAATCTCGCGGTTCGTCTGATACTGGGTCATTTATGTTTAAGAAAATACAAGGGTTATCTAAATAAGCAGCATCCCATCCAGTTATATTGGATTGAGCTGTTTCAATTGGGGATAATTCACGATCACATGGACTAAACTTTATAATAGGATCTGTCGGTCCATCACAGCATTCTGGACAATCACTAGCAGTAGCTGTAAATACTGCTTCTTCCACGAAGTAACACTCAGTGAAAACTTCTCCAGATGTTCCGTATGGAGACCAAACAACACCATTTAGTTGAAGATCTTTTACATAACCAGGTGCGTAATCCGCAAAAAAGCAATCATTAGTATAAGTCCAATATTGTGTCTTAGGCTCTATAATACAATCTCCAGTCTCTTTATCACAATTAACTGGTTTAATGACATATGTAGTAGGACAACCGTCTGAAGCGCTAGCTTTAAAGTCAATAGTTTTAGTAGCATTATCGCCAACTATTGAAACTGAACCATCTGACGATATGAAATTAAGTTCTTCATCACATGTTGAAGCTTCTATAGCTGTTCCTGATGGAGTGTTAATTTTAGAGATAGAAGTTGTACAGAATGTACACTTATCACAATCGAATAATTCTATAATGCTTTGAATACTGCATTGTTTCGTAAAGTTTCTATCTTCAGAATCTGTTATCACCACTAAATCAGCGGCTACTGGCTTATATTTTAGAGGGTATGTATATATTATTGCCATTTGTTATGTTATTTCGTCTTGTTTGGGTGATTTAAACATATTCCAGTTCTTTAGCACTGCTTGTACCGAACCTGAAGTGTTTGTTTTAGTGCTTTCTGGAGTGTTCGCGTGCATTTTATCAGCTATTTTCCCAGTACTAGTGGAAAACATAGATCTTTTACCATCTCTATCCACTGTTACTCTAGTTAAATCTTTTATAAGACCTCTTTTTACTACATCTTCTATTTTATCTTGTTGAGGTACTTCCGCTTTAGTTACATTTACAGTAAAACTAGGTAAAGTAGTGTGTGGCATTGGTCCACTAGCACCCATTTTCCCTGAAGATTTCTTTTTTTTATTCTTTCCTTTTACTCCGCCAAGTTTAGGCCAAGTTATTTTGGAAGTAAGGTTACTTTTTTTAGGATTTCTACCGTGATTACTCATATATGTATTTATTTAAAACGTTCTAATTCTTAGAACTCACATATTTTTTACTCTTTTTACATTTTTATTAGATATATATAACTATAGGGTTGCCCCCTCCCCTCAGGTCGCCCTTCCAAAAAAGAAAATCGTTTTCATTTTACCGGGTCCCCCTTTTCCTAGAGAAAAATCGATAAAGGTTTTGCCTTTAATTTAATTTTATCCCCCATGTTTCACGTTTTTCCCTGGGACCTAGCCTATCCCCTCCCTCCCTCCCTTCCTATCCCATCCCACCCTGCCCCTCCCCTCCCCCATCCTCATCCACATATCACATCGGTTTGTCTTTGTCTTATATGTATTCATATCATATCCCTTTGTCCTTGTCTTTATCACATCACATCTGTTTGTCTTTGTCCTACCCTATCCCCTCCCCTCCCATCCCCATCCCTAACCTCATCGCCCCACCCTCCACCCCTCCCTCCCTCCCACATTTCACATTAGTTTGTTTTTGTTAATCATGTTGCAATGTAAATACGAGTGACTTAAGATAATATATATGTAAGCAACGAAGCTAACAACTTAAATTAAATAATATGTATAAATTAAAACTAATAACTTTCAACATCGCACTAACATTATTCGTAATAAATATAATTCACTTTATATTTCAATTAATTAAAATTACAATGTAAATACGACTCATATAAGATAATATATATATAACAAACTAAATAACTAAATTAAATTAATAACTAATAAAAAATAAATAATATGTCTAAATTAAATAAAATAACTAAAACTCGATTTGTAATCTCTAACTCTTTACTTGGTAAAAATCTAATAATTACATTTACAAATAAGAAAAATGAAACTTTCGAGTATAATCATGATGAAGTTTTCGCGAGAAATCAAAACTTATTAATGTCAATGAATTGCTTCATTAAATATGGTAATTATACAAATACTAATAAATTACCAAACTGGGCTAAGTAAAACTCAGTTTACATAAAAGTCCAGTTAGTTACGCTTGTTTCCTGGTAAATCAAATATGAATGAGCGAGCACCTCAACTTATAAAAGTATGACAATAGCCTGTTATTCGCTATACTTATAACCCTTTTGTCACACTATTAATACTATAATATTAATATATCTATGTAAGATATTGAGATATCAAGTGTTATAATAGAAACTAAAAATAAACTAATTAATAAATATACACCTTTTAAAATGAATAAATATAATAATAAAAAAGAAGAACAAAGTGCAAATAAGTACTTGGAGTAATGATGATACTATTTTGTATACTAGTAATATTAAACTATATTACAATGTAAATACGAATGAGTAAGGATAATAATAATATAAATAACTAATTAAAATTAAATAATATGAAAATAAATACTAAAAATACTAATATTGATATCACTCGACTAACTCTCGATTGGTTTGAAGGCAAAATTACTGCTAAAGAATATACTAAAATTGTTAAAAAATTAAATACTAAAGAAAATGCTTGATTTAACTAAACTAACAAAATTAAATGAAAACCATGAGTGGTTAGTAGATAATCCAGATTACTCAGAATTATATGAGAGAATTGGTTTTGAGAATATGGAAGACTACTTAATTGTCTACTCTTTTATACACAATTTAAAAGAAGTTACTAATGAACTAATTGATAACAATATAGAATTTAGTCACCAGTCTTGCCACTTGTCAGATGAATCTTATTTACTAATAAATATAAAGCAATAAAATGAAAACAATAACACTAAAAATAGATGAAGATAATGATATCTTTGAAATGAGAATTGGAAATGAAATATATACTCTTGACAATGTATATCAAAGTGAATATGGAAATCTATTTGATGAATTAAATATAGCAATAGAAATATGAAAAAAATAATACTAGCAGTAGGAGCATTGGGAGTAATGTCTTTTACAACAAATCAAATACTACATACTTATCAACTTTCAGAAGCAATAAATAATGTTCAAGATATGAAAGAGTGGATGGAAGAAGATATTTACAATAGTAGACTAGATGAAAGTGTCGGAAGTGATTACATTGATGTACTCAATGAAACTGAAGATCTACTCATTGATTTTTACAATGTAAATACGAACAAGTAGAGATAATATAAATGTAAACAAATTAATAACTAAATAAAATAAAATAAACTATGAATACTTTAACAACAAAGAGATTCGTGATAAGAAAATCACTAATCGGTGAAGATGTAACAATTACATTCACTAACAAGAAAAATGAAACTTATACTTACGATCATGACGAGATCTACTCGACTCATCAAGAGAAATTTGAAACTATGAATTGCTTTCAAGAGTATGGTTCTTACACTAACTCAAATACAGTACCAAAATTCTGTAGAGATTTAAGTGAGGTTGAAAAACCAGAGATTACTGAGTAAAGTGATCCACTATATATAAGCTGAGATAGCGAGAAATAGTATGTTAACACTCTTATTAAAGAAGGAACATCTCGAGTAGGTTGTAACTACTCCTCAGCTCTAAATTAAATATTAACTAATTAAAATTAAATAAAATGGCATATAATCCAAATAATCCTTCAAACTGGTCTTGGAAAAGAGCGTTTGATGAAGTAGAAAAATCAGTGATACAAGGTGAAATGACTCAACAAGTAATAAACCATCTTGGTGATTACACAGGTGAAACTAAATATGTAGATCTACCTAAAGAAAAACAAGATGATCTTTATGAAATACTTGGACAAATACTATAATACAAACTGAATACGACACTTGAAAGATAATAATAATATGAAAGATAAAATAAAATACATAACAACTAAACACTTAGACGCTATGATCGGTGACGACTACGTTAAACTAGCAGTTTTTCAAAGAAAGAACTCACCATATGGTTGGACTAAAAGAGAACTTAGAGTATCACCTTTTGGAGTGGACTTAGAAGAATTCGATTTTAACTACGTGAAGAAATATGTTAATGAAGTATATTCTATCTTTCCTGATGAAGAAATAAAAGAATTAATAACTAAAGTAAATAAATACTATGAAAAGAACAATAAATAAGTGGGACATTACTACACCACTACAAAGAAAGATTGGTAAATATATAAAAATAACACTCGCACTGGTATTTTTAAGTGTATGGACACCTATATTTATATACACCATAAATGAAGTAATTAAAATGATAATCAAGTAATAATTATAATATGAGTGATATAGAGAAAATAGAAAAAATAGCTAAAGGAATCATGGCAGGATACTATGGTGAGAAGCAGAAATGTGGTACTGAGTATCAGAAATGGACTTACGCGGTATTACAAGCAGATAAGATCTATTCAGGTGAATGGATAGTAGATAAAGAAACTAATGACTATGGTTACGACTATGTTCAACAAATACTACAATCATGATTGATATAGAACACATAAGACTAGCGGCACTCAGATGGTTGCAAGTACAACAGTTAAGAACCAAATACCCAAATGATCAAGAATTTGGTCACGAAGTAGCAAAACTAATAAAGAAAGATGAGTAAAAGTGATGACGCTTACATAAAAAAAGCAATGTTGAAAGTGAAAGGTGGAGAATTTTACAACTGGTATAAGAATTTGCCTGGATATTTACAAGAAGCTTACAAAAGAGAATTTAACAAATTACAAACTAAATACGAACGCTAATAGATAATATATATATGAATACGATAAAAACACACACAGCAGACCGCAAGAAAGTAACAATAACTAAAACTATTAACGGTCAAATTGAAAAGAGAACTTATAGAGGAGTTACTATTAATAATGTACCTGAAGAGTATAACCATTGGTTTAACTATAAAGGTCTAAGCTTTATAATCTCATGAAAAAGAAATTAAAATATATGTGTCCAGAGTGTAAAGCTATGTATGAAGGACCTCAAGGAGCAACTCCATATATAGTAGCATGGAATGACGGTCACTTCTGTACTCCACGATTAGTAGGAGAAGAAGAAGTTAAAAAGCTTAGTGATAAAACTGAAAGCTTAAAACATGACGAGTTATGGACAACATATTATAACTAAACAACCACGACTTCAATACTTGCGACAGGCGATGTCGGAGAAGAAGAAAAACTGTGGGGCTGAGTGACGGCTCAGTTTGGAAAGCGAGGTCAGGTTATGACTGTTCTAGACATGAGAGGTTCGAATCCTCTCTCTCGTTCAAAAAGATTTACACGAGGTAGATCTATAAACTATAAAAATATAGTAATATGCAAGAATTAATCAAACAATTGCAAAACTTATACTCATGGAATCAGTTCTATCAAAGTAGAACTATGAGGAAAGAAATGAAGACATGCCAACTTCAAATCAATGGCAAAAAACAAGAGATTAACGAGTTTAAAATGGCTCAGAAAAAGAGAAGAGGAGGCAAGAAATGACTTGGACAGAACTAGCTCAACAGCCATTCACTCAAAAGCGTAAAAACTTAAAAGAGATTAAGAAGAACGCTAAAGAATTAATGATACATGTAGTAGCATCTATGTGTGATAACAGGTATATCTTATCACTAAAGAAAAATTCTGATGGAGAATTTAAAATGGATGGTGGAAGATATGCTCTCAGTAACTTTGGTTTCAAATCACCTGTCTATGAAATAGAGTGGGCAGCAGATGAAGGTAACTGGAGTGAGGTAATAGATATTATAAACAGTGGATATCAAAGAATCCACAAAATCAAAAGCAGATGATGAAAATGGATAACGGAACAGCAAGTAATAGTAAGATCTTTGAACTAAATGATCAAGATATCGAGCTGATAGTCAGATTGTTACACGAAGAGTGCGATCACCACGTGTATCATCAAGGTGCTATTAGAAAACCAGATCAAGAATACTTTAAAGAAAGGTATGATCACTGCCAAGATTTAATAATGGAATTAACGAAATGAAATTAAGTGAAGACGATATAGAATTAATAATAAAAGCTTTAAAATACTTTCAAGAAAGTAGTATAAAGGATAGATACAATCACTTAGAAGAATTAATAATAAAATATCAAAATGAGCGATAAAGAAGCATTACAAGTAATAGTATTTATGGTGAATGATCATGTAAATAACAATGATAATCCTCATCGTGATTGGAAACTAGTAAATGATCTAATAAAATTTTTAGAAGAGAACGTAATACATTGCGCCATGGATAATAACTATAAATAAGAAATTATGACAGTAAGAGAATTAATACAAGAATTAAAATACATGGATGAAGATGCAACAGTGAGATTTGCATCTCAACCAAGTTGGCCTTTTGAATACTCTATATATGGAGTAGTGCAAACTACAGTAAACTATAATGATAACGAAAGAGATATAGTTTACCTAGAAGAAGGTAAACAAGTAGGATATTTGCCTAAAGAGGCTAAAGACGAACTAGGGTGGTAGAATTTTTAAGAGATACTTTAATAGTAATCATAGGAATTCTATGTACACCAATAACATTAACATATGAACTAATAAGATACTTATGCAACAAATTAAAGTAACCATGAAGGAGATATACGATGCTATGAAGCCTTCAGTAGAAAGAAATAAAAAGAAATACACCCGTAAAACCAAACATAAAAATGAAAAAAAGAACTATGAATGAGCTTAGGCAAACTAAAGAGTATAAACTTGATAGATTAGAGAAAGCTCACAAAATACCTGAAGAAATAAAAAATATTCAAACGGATTTAAATGGTGATCATGGAGAAAGTATCACCGAAGTTACTCTTGAAGATCAAATACAAGAGATAGCAGCAATAGTAGCACCAACTATAAATGATGTAATTTTCAACGAAATTATAGAAGTAATGGACAACTATGATGAATTAAATTGGGGTTACTTTGTACAAGATGACGCTCCAACAGCATTACTTGACGCTTGCTTTGACCACAAAACTGAAATTCATTATGAAATATTTCAATTGGTATTACAGAAATTAAAATAATTACAAACTAAATACGACTGAAGTAGGATAATATAATTAAATAAACAACATGAAAAAATTTAACAAAATGGAGTCTAATCTTATATGTGATTCGCTACGATTTTATGTAGCTAATTTAGAGTCAGAAATAAAAGATATGCAAAAAGAAGGTAAAAGATCTATATTTGCATCAGGTTTTTACACTAAAGTATCACAAGATTTAATAGACAAAGTAAAAAACATGACTAAAAAACAATAAAATGAATTTATACGAACAATTAAAACCAGAGATCAAGGCTATACTATGTAAAGAAGCTGAAACTTATGAAGCGTGCATAGAATGTATCTTTGAAGAGCTCAAAACCAAAACCAGATATACTCAACTGACTATAGATTCTGTTAGAACTTTGCATACTTTTGCAAATCTACACAGTTATCAATTAACCTCTTCTGAGGTATTATTCGGTGATCATATCTTTAATACTAAAT